CGTCTACGTCCTGGAGCCACAGGACATGCAGACGGCTAACCCGCTGCGGGCCAAGGTGTTCGTTTACGGCCGCGAGGTCACCTGGTACGGGCCTGACTCCGAGGTGTTCCACGTCCGCGGCATCACCTTGCCTGGCCGGGTGGAGGCGATCTCGCCGCTGCGCGCGTTCGCGCTGACGATCACCGCCGGGCAGGAAGCACAGCGGTACGGCACCAGCTGGTACGAGGGTGGCGGCTTCCCGCCCGGCACCTTCCAGAACGCCGAGATGGAAGTGAACGCCGCCCAGGCGGCCGAAATCCGCGCCGAGCTGGTCAAGTCGCTGCGCCGCCGCGAGCCGCTGGTCTACGGCCGTGACTGGGATTTCAAGCCGGTCACCGTGCCGCCGTCGGAGGCGCAGTTCATCGAGGCGATGCAGCTGAACGCCACTCAGATTGCGGCGATCCTCAACCTCCCGCCGGACCGGGTTGGCGGCAGCCGCGGCGACAGCCTCACCTACTCCACCGCCGAGCAGTCCACCCTGCAGATCATCGAGGCACTGCGCCCGTGGCTGGTCCGGTTCGAGCAGAGCTTCTTCGACCTGCTGCCCCGCAACCGGTTCACCCGTTTCTGGACCGACGCGCTGCTCAAGACGGACCTCGAAGCCCGGATGAACAGCTACCAGACGATGCGGAACATCGGCATCCGGACCGCCGACGAGATCCGCGAGCTGGAAGACCTGCCGCCGCTGGCCTCCGGGATCGGGGCCGAGGAGATGCCGCTCACCACGATGAACGCGATGGGCACCCGGGCAGGCGCCATCCCCAAGTCGTTCCTCAAGTCCGTCGTGCTGGAGATGGACGTCGCCACCGACCGGCTGATCAAGCTGGAGAAGACGTATATCGCCCAGGGCAAGCTTCCCCAGGCCGCGCCGCAGCAGGCAGCCGGGAGCCCGGCCGGACCCGGCGGCGCCAGGCGCACCGACAACGGCGAGTACGGCAACGGCACCGGCGAGGGTTCTGGCCCCGGCTCCAACTCCGGTGCGGGCGGCGGCGCTGCCGCCAGCGGCCCGGCCCCGGTGACCGGCCCGCAGCCCCCGTCGGGCCATGCGCCGATCGGCATGCCGAATGCCCCGCTGCCGCTGGCCCAGGACCCGGCGTCGTTCTTGGCGTCGCTGATCAGCGTCCAGCGGAACGCGGGTTACGACTACGAGGAGCGCGAGGCGGCCCGGCACATCTACGCGCGGATCGTCGAGCGGGCTAAGCAGATCGAGGCGGCTGAGCCGGAAGAGCGCGTTCCCGCCATGCACGCGCTCGCGCCGTGGGTCCCTGGTCGCGACGACCTGCGTGACATCGTTCTTTCCGCGAACGGTCACAAGCGGTGAAACGTTGCACGTCAAGTAGCAGGTACCTACCCTGTTTTATAAGCCGGGCGCAACCTGCGCTGTCTGAGAAGGAGATCACCTCAAATGGCTGTTCTTAGCAGCAGCGCGCGGGACAACCTTCCCGACAGCGCCTTTGCTTACATTGAGCCCGGCGGCAAGAAGGTCAACGGCAAGACCGTCCCCGGCAGCAAGCGGCACTATCCCGTACACGACGAGGCCCACATCAGGGCCGCACTGTCCCGGATCGGGCAGGGCGCCCGGTTCGCGAATGAGGCGAAGGCGAAGGTAATGGCAGCGGCTAAGGCCAAGGGAATCCAGCACGACGAGGCGAGCTCGTCTACTGGCCGGTCGTTCGAGTCCCTCTACCCGGAGGTCCGGTTCCTCGCCGACGTGCCGGAGATCCGGTCGGTGAATGAGGGCCCGGCGCACATCACCGGCTACGCCGCCGCGTTCGGCAAGCTGTCCCGGCGCCTGGGCGGGTTCGTCGAGCGGGTTATGCCGACCGCGTTCAACGAGTCCCGGGACGCCGGCTGGCCCGACATGGTCTGCCGGTACAACCACAAGGACGACATGGTGCTCGGCACTACCGCCGCGGGCACCCTTTCCCTGGAGATCGACGAGCGCGGGATGCGCTACGACGTCATCCCGCCGAACTGCCGGGCCGACGTGCTGGAGTACGTGCAGCGCGGCGACGTCCGCTACAGCTCGTTCGCGTTCCGCTGCATGAACCCGGGCGTAGACGACGAGTGGGGCGTGACGGAATTCAACTTCCCGATGCGCTCGCTGCACAACGTCGCCGCGCTTGACTGCGCCCCGGTACTCGACCCGGCCTACCGTGACACCACGGCGGTCGCCCGCAACATGACCGGCGCCATCGAGTCCCTCGCCATGTGGGTCGACGCCGAGCCGGCCGAGGTCCGCAACATGCTGGAGGCCGGCCAGGCGAGCCGCTTCTTCAAGCGCACCGACCGGCCGTCCGCCCCTAAGGCTGAGCCGGTTCCTGAGGTGCGCGCCAGCGAGATGCTCGACGACCCGGCGGTCGCCCTGCGCAACTGGTCGTTCAAGGACGAGCCCGAGGCGGAGGACCGCTCTGCGGAAGCTACTGAGGACGCTGCGGCCGGGGACGAGCGCGCCATGCACAGCCACGACCAGATGTGCAAGCAGTACACCAACGGCGAGCCCTGCGTGCTCGGGGCCGGGCACGACGGCGACCACGCGCCCCGCTGCCACGGCGGCCAGTTCGAGCACGGCATGCCCTGCGGCATGGCCGAGGGCCACGCGGGCGCGCACCAGCCGATGGCGGTCGACGACGGCAACGGCCCCGGCCGCGGGCGCCCGCGCACCCGGGACGGCGGCGACACCGAGGACAGCGGCCAGGCTGAGACCCGCACGCTGTCCGGCCCTGAGGCGCTGGCGCAGGCGGCCCTGCTGAGGCTGAACCTCGCCGTGATTGACTAGCCTTATGCCAGACGGGCAGGTAGTAAGTCAGATCGAACGCGCACTCCAGCGGATGGAAGCGCGACTCAACCAGAAACTGGAGCAAATCATGGCAGCCCAGGACGACATCAACGCGGCGGTTACTGCACTTCAGCAGGTCAGCTCTGACCTCATGACTGCGGTGACCAACATCCAGCAGCAGCTCGCTAACGGCCAGCAGGTCGATACGTCCCAGCTCGACGCGGGCGTTGCCGCGCTGCAGCAGGCGGACGCGGCTATCCAGGCGCTGGAGACCCAGCCCCCGGCGCCCGCGAGCTAACTGCCACGCGGCAGTTAGACTGAGGCCAGGGTGACAACCTGGCTAAGAACCCCTCACGAAGCACGGGGCTTGTGAGGGGTTCTGCCTTTTCCGCCACTAGTTTCGTACCGTAGTCTTGGCATTAAGTAGCCACGGCCGCGCAATCTGCGCTGGAGCTGGTCCATCCTGAACAAGGAAGGACTGGCAATGGCTTCTGACCTTGCCCAGTCGCTTCACGATCAGGAGCTTGGCGTCTGGGGCAAGATTCAGTCCCTGGCTAAGCTCGCTGCTGACGAGAAGCGCAGTTTCAACGAGGACGAGCAGCGCTCTTACGACGCGATGCACGCCGAGCTCGACACGGTTGACAAGCGCCTCCGGGACATCCTGGAGGGCGAGAAGCGCACCGCCGCGACCGACGAGATGTACAGCCAGCTGGAGCAGCGCGCCGGAAACTCGGGCATGCACCGGCCGCTGAACAAGTTCGAGGAGGAGCTCCGCTCCTTTGCCCGCGGCGAGATCCGGACGATTGACGTCATCTCGTCTGAGTCGCGGATCATGCAGCGGCTGTCGACCGGCCGTCCGGTTAGCCCGGCTGAAGTCCGTGTGCTGACCGACGCTTACGTGGCGCCCGGCTCGTTCACGAACCAGACCAACGCCGGCATCGTGCCGATTGACTTCTATGACCAGCTGCTCTCGTACCTCATTGAGGTCTCGGGCGTCATGCAGACTGGCCCGACCGTGCTGAACACCGCGGGCGGCGAGCCGATCCAGGTCCCCATGGTGCAGCAGCACACCGGCCTGACCACGGCGGGCGCGCAGGTGTCGGTCTCGGCCGCGCAGTCCGCGGCGCTGGCGACGGCTGACCCCGGCTTCGGCCAGAAGACGCTGACCGCCAACAAGTTCGGCATCCTGATCCAGGTCGCCCGCGAGCTGATCGACGACTCCGGCGTCAACCTGCTCGGCTACCTGGCGATGTCGGCTGGCCGCGCGATCGGCAACGCGCTCGGCAACTCGCTGGTCAACGGCGGCAACGGCATCAGCGGTAGTATCCTCGCCGCGCCTGTCGCGGTCACCGGCAGCTCCGCTTCGGCGGCCAGCGGCACCAACCAGGCCCCCGGCGGCCCCTCGTACTCCAACCTGATCGACATGGAGTACTCGGTCATCGCGCCGTACCGCCAGAGCCGGTCCTGCTACTGGCTCGCGGCCGACCACACCCTCGGCAACCTCCGCAAGCTGACCGACGCCGTCGGCCGCCCGCTGTGGGAGCCCTCCACCGTCCTCGGTGCCCCTGACCTGCTGCTCGGCAAGCCCCTGGTGGCGGACCCGTTCATGCCGACCATGGCCCCCGGCTCCAACGTCTGGCCTATCGCGTTCGGTGACTTCAGCCAGTACTTCGTCCGGATGGTCGGCGGAGTCCGGTTCGAGCGGTCGGACGACTTCGCCTTCGGCAGCGACCTGGTCTCCTTCCGGGCCGTGATCCGCGCCGACGGCAACCTGATGAACCCGCCCGTCGCGGTCACCCCGTCGCTCAAGGGCCAGCCCCTCGTGCTGTTCCAGAGCTTCACGACCGGCTGATCTAGCTGCGCCTGGCCCGTCCTCAGTTACGCTGGGGGCGGGCCTTGCTGCTGTACAGGAGAAGCGCATGAGAGCTGTAAGACTGACCCACGCCCGCTGGGTGAACGAGCGCGTGCACGGGGACGACGGGGCGGTCCTGTTCCTCGACGACGAGGAGGCGGCGGACGTTGTCGCTAGCGGTGCGGCCGTGTACGACACCAGGTACAGCCCGCCGCCCGCGCCGGCGCCTCCAGCTGTTAAGGACGAGGACACCCTGCGGTTTGCCGGGGAGGCTGAGCGCGCCGCGGCTGACAAGCTCGTGCAG